CATAGTCCTCTCCGTAGCCCTCTAAGCCATGCTTCATGCGGTCATGGTGCAGATACCAAGATAACGCTAGAGTGTCGATCAAACGAGCCTTTACCTCAATGCCTAGCACTTTTTCCACCGCTGGTATATCAAATCGAACATGATTGTGACCTACGAGTGCCTTGCGTGTAGTAAAGAACTCACGCATTTCATCGTAGTCATGCGTATGATGTACCGTCTTACCATCATCTGAATAAGACAAGACATGAATTTTGGTCAACTCATCTAATAGACCGTCTGTTTCAATGTCATATACTGTTGCCATATTTTATAGTACCTCTGTTAATGTGAAGGTGTCTGTATTAAACCGCATCATCCCTGCGTTACCTTCTTCTGAGCAAGGTCGGTTCTTTTCGATAGACAGGTACGTTGTGTTACGCTCCTGTAGATCGTCAGCTTCTTTGTCACGTTTAAGATCAATAATAACTGACGCACGTTGACCGATCATACGACAGTATTTCATCTGCCCATCATCGTTAGTGTGGGCGATAGTTACGATACCCACGTTTAACTCAGCAGATAGCTTCGACAGTCGTACCGATAGGTCAGCCAGCATTTGCTCTTTGCTTTCATCTGATGAACCCACAAGCACATCTTGGATAGGCTCAAAGAATACAAACTTAACACCACAGGCTACAGCGAAGTAACGTATCTGGTCGATCAGGTCTTCTGCACCTTGACCATCACTAAGGTAAAACTGATAGAAGTTCTCATCCTTCGTTAGATCACCAATGGCTTTAATCACCTGATCCTCTGCGCCCTTGTCTTCGATCAAATCCCTGCGTGTCAGATTGTCATTACACTGGTATGACACAAGACCTAACAAAGATCTTAGCTTGGTTTCCTCCAAGTGCCATGCTGCAATAGGAACCTCACGTTGTAACATATTGTACTCAAGGAACCGCATGATCTCCGTCTTGCCTATGCCTGTGGGTGCTTTGATTACCGTGAAGTGACCTTGCATGAGGCCAAGTATCTTATCGTCTAATGCTTGGATGCCTGTAGGTACATACTGATGCTCAGGTGTATCCTTATACAACGACAAGAAGTCCTGTGTACTGTTCATCACATTCTCAGGTGTGAACTTACGAGCGTTCCACCATGCACTCTTGAAGTCTGCTGCCTTACCAGCCTGTAGGAACTCGTTAGCATCTTTGTATGGTCGATGGTCAACACGATAGACTTTGTTGGGAAACAGCTTTGCTATACGGTCAGCAAGAGCATTGCCAGCGTCATCGTTGTCAACCGATAGCATGATCTTCTCAAAACTATTGAGCCAATCCGCACAGTTCTCCCACAGCTTCTTTGAGGGTGTAGCAGAGGGTAGAGACACCACAGGGTTAGTGTAGTTGCCCTTGAGTATTTGTGCCACTGAGAGAGCGTCTAGTTCACCCTCAGTGATCGTGACCATCTTAGAGCTACCTGCGGTAAAGAAGTTCATACCAAAGAGTTCATCACCCTTGAAACCGTTCTTAGCGTAGAATCCCTTCTCCGATAGCTTACGAACTTTAATTCCCCCGCTGGGGTACACATACTCCTGACGATCCTCGTAGGTTAGAACGCCGAAGTCCTCCATCGTCTTGCTGTTGATGCTCCGCATGTTGACGTATTTTCCATCGGACGTATCTTCTGGTGTAAACGACACAACAGCTTTTGGTGTAAACGACAAATTATCCCCTCCTTTTGTTGGGTACTTTTCTTTAGCCCACCCGAAAGTCTTTCCACTGGACGGGTAGCCTTGGTTGCAAGCGTGGCACTTGCCGAAGCCCTCAGTGTTGTAACTGAAAGCATCGGAGGAGCCACACGTTTCATATGGACAGGGTTGGTGTGCATGTTCAGCCATGTGGCTCTCTCCTTGGGTTTACGCTGCTTCTCGTAGTTCTTCTAGGACTTCATCAAAAGATAAGACATCTAAATCTTGAAGGTCTCCCTTGTATATTGCCACTACCTTTAGTTCATGGTCGATGACATAAGTGCCTCCGTATATGCCCATCATTTTCATGCAGTATTTATCTAGGTCTTTTTCCATTTGTTATTCTCCTTTGGTTTACTTAGAACCTATCAGATACTTGTACCCTACTTCTTTGTAGAGGTGGTTCATCTTTACACGGCCTTGGCCCTTTTCTATCTCCGCATCTCTCTGTTCAAAGAAAACGTCAGCCTCATTGTCAAGAAGCCAGCGCATAGTCATCTGACGGTCAAGCCCGTAAGAGTGAAACGTAGTATTAAGCAGTGCTTCCATGTCATCACGTTGGTGCTTCCAAACGTGCGCTCTGACCACGTTAGCGTCTGCCGCACGAATGTTCCTTGCACCCTGACGGATAAGTAAGTTAACTCCCATTGGCTTACGGCCATTGAGTTCAAATAAGTCGAGTGTCTGTTGGTAATAGCTCATTGTCGGGTCTCCTAGATTAGGTTTTGTTTGTTTGTGCCTTCAAGTGGCAACTGTTCGCATAGTTCGATTAGAATGTCGGACATCTCATGTAGTGCTGGTATTTTGATATTTACGACATCATCATGTATAGCTGAGTGAAGGTACATAATAACGTCACGCCTATCAAACTTACTGATTAACTGTTCCATAGCGACAACAAGGTTAGTTGCTGAAACATCTACGGTACAATGCTCTATACTTTTGATATGAGCATTTAGGTCAAACACATTTGGTCTGCTTTCCATCTCCTTTCGTTTCTCTTCTGAACGATCCCAAGCCTCTTTAGCGGCCTCTACAGGGGTCTTTCGTTTCTCTTTAACGTCTTCAAGTATGTCCCCGTAGTCAGGGTTCTCTTGTACTTCTTTGTACCCTGCCTTAGCTTGCTGTACCTCTTTAACCTTCATAGGTTTATCTGACGACATAATATCTTCGACAAGTTCGTCAGGTACAGATGGCGCTGCTAGTTCGTAGAGAACTGTGATTGGAAACTGGTGCGACATAAAAGTCGTACCGAACCTGCGTCCTACCTGCATCATACGCTCCCGCATCTTTGGATTAAGATCAGGAAACTCCTGCATACACCAATCGTGGAAGGCGTTATCACTGAGGTGCATGTCACGACCCTCTTGTAGAGCTTGACCTGCTTTTATGATACTCTCGACAGCACCAGACAAATGCTCACGCACGTCACTAGCGACATCATCAAGACTACGAACCTTTGCTTGCGTAGTAAGCTGGTTGTAGTATTCATCATCGTCCATACTTACGTTCCTTTCTTATGTTATATACACTAGAAGTAATATCTAAAGTCATAACTTATGTAAACCCTACACTTACTTATAGTGACCCTTTCGAGAATCTTAGACATCACGAATTGTTACAGAACTGACTTACGCAACTTACTTAATGCCGACTCTTCCCTGCGTGAGATCAACCTCTGGTTCTCACCTAGCCATGTAGCTACCTCATCTTGTGTCATATTAAAGATGTAACGCATCCTCATAACCTCCATTTCTTGTGTCGTTAAAACATCACCTGCTACCTTAAACAGGTAGTTTTGGTAATCTTTGTCCTCGTACTCTTGCACATGGTCTCTCTTGGACGAAGAGAAATGTTCCTCATAAGGTGTCTTGTCTGCCGCTAGGATACTCTTGATCCACCCTATATTCTCTTCACCATAGTTACTGTGGTGGTCAGTCTCACCAGTTCTCACAATATCCCGTATCGTCCTAGACTTAGGCATAGCGACAGGCAATACATCAATGTTAAGGTAATCGTGCATACGCCTCTTAGCCTCACGGAATAGCTTCGCTGGGTGTACACCAGCATCCTCATTGATTAGCTCATAACACTTTAGGACACCCTCCTGTATCATGTCATCAACGTGTGAGGGAGAGTTAAACCTCCAAGCTAAACTCTCACACATGCCCAAGATTTGATCCTCACGCATACTCATGCTCTGGCTCCTGATCTAGGTACATCTGACGTTGCCTGATAAGGTAAGAGACCTCCTCAGCTTTTACGTCTGGACACTTCTCTAGCGTCCTCACGATCTTCCTCAGCTCTTCTTTAGTCATAGCTTGTCTTTACCCTCCAGTTGATTGATACGCATCTGTGCATAACGTATGACCTTCTCAAGGTCTGTGATCTCGCTCTGTACCTCATCCATACCCTCGTAGGGCTTGTACCCTGCACGACTGGCATACTTGATGATATTACCACGCCAGAACTCAAAGCCATTCAACATGATGTATGTGATAGGCTCAATTTTCCACCGTGCATAGTGCTTAGGTTCATTCACGATGTCTGCTGTATGCTCTGCCATTACGTTCTCCCTAAAGTCTTCACGTTCTTTTATTAGTCGATTCCATTCACTCTTTATCATTCTTCCTCCAGACAGAAGCCACACCATGTGCCTCTACTTGCATTACCACAACTGACACACTTACGCCACTTATTCTTTTCGTCACGGTCTTTGGATGCCTTACGTTCTTCAGGTGTCATTGGTCTAACGTCTGTGAAGTCTGCCTCTAAGGGCCACTCATTGTCTGTCACGGATTACCTCCTCATACTTAAAGAACAACTGCTCAAACTTCCATTGGTATATCTGCTGCATCCCCATCAGTACGTTCATCAGTTCATCTTGCGTAGGCTCACGTTCACCATCACCTATCTG